AAATTTGTTTGATTTCAATCATTACTTTTTCTTTCTCAAGTTCTAAATGCTTAATAGATTTGTTAATTGAGTTTAGCTTCTTGTTCTTTTTGTTTAGATCCGAACTACCGAATAAAAGCTTATGAGAAAGAAGTCCAGCGTTAATAAAAGTTTTATTCCCTTTGTTTACTTGATTTTCAAATGAAGTTGCAGCGAATGAAATTGTACATTGTGCCTTTCCGAAAATACGACCTATCTCTGCATAAGTAAATAAAGCCCTATTTCTTGAACCCTTTTTTAGTTCCTTAGTTTTGTAGGTAGTGCAAAAATACATTAATGAAGTTCGATAAGTTGCTATTTCTTCTTTTGCGCTTTCTAAAAATTCTTTCTTGTCTATTTTCAAGTCATATGCTATTGTATCAATGGCGGTTTCTATTAGTTTTTTGGTTTCTTGTTTCATTGTTATAGTTTTTAGTTAGTAATTGTTTAAAATGGGGTATCTTCTTGATGTTCGTCCGTTAAATCCCTTACACTTACCCATTTGCCACTTCCAAAAGGGCTTATAACTTTTTCTTTTATTGGCTCAATAGTTTTGTCGGTATCTTTGAATGATGTAGTTGCACCGTTAAATTCAAAGTTAATAGTTTCTAAGTTTCCGTTTCTATGTTTAGCTATAATTAATTCACAAATATCGGGTGCATCTTCATTTTTAGAATAGTACTTATCCCTATACAGGAAAGCCACAATGTCCGCATCTTGTTCTATACTTCCGCTCTCTCTTAGGTCGCTTAACATTGGGCGTTTATCCCCTCTGCTTTCAACTGCTCTGCTTAATTGACTTAAAGCGTAAACGGGCACTTCTAACTCTTTAGCCATTACTTTTAGATTTCTTGAAATTTCGCTAATTTCTTGCTCTCGGTTTCCTTTTTGTGAACCGCTCGCAAGCTGCAAATAATCTACAACTATAAAATCAAGACCGTACTTATTTTTCACCCTCTTAGCTTTTAGCTTCATTTTTGGAACGCTTATGGCTGCGCTATCGTCTACAAGTAAACTCATCTTTCTTATTCGCTTACGGGCTTCGTCTAACTTTTCTACTTGGTCATGATAAACTTTTTTATTCTCAATGTTTCTATTATTTAATCCGCTCAATTGGCTTTCTACTCGTCTAATTAATTGTTCTCGGCTCATTTCTAAGCTAAAAAATAATACGCTTTTTTTAGTTTCTGCTATTTGTGTGCATAATTGTAAAACAAATGCAGTCTTACCCATACCTGGCCGTGCTGCTAAAATTATTAACTCACCTTTTTTATGTCCATTAGTGCAAACATCTAACTTTTCAAATCCAGTGCTTAATCCTTTACCATTGTTTAAAATTCTTTCTTGTTCAATATCTTTAAATACTTCCCCACTTAATTTTGGGAAAGTGGTATCTTGAAAGTTAATAGCGTTGTCAATATCGCTAAGAAGTTTATCTGTAACGTTAAAAATATCCTCTTTTTCGTAGCACTTATGTATTGCTTCATTGCATACTTGTATCGTGTTTCTACTTATCCAAAATTGACTAATTAGCCTTGCGTGGTATTCAATGTTTGCACTACTTGAAACATTACTACTTAATTCAGCAATATAAACATAGCCGCCTACCTTTTCAAGTTGCTTAGTTTCTTTTAATATTGCGCTTAATGTTAAAATATCAATAGGCTTACTATCATTGTTTAACCTAATCATAGCACTAAAAATAATTTCGTGCGTAGGCTCGTAAAAGTGTCTTGGCTGCAAAATATCAATTACTTTACTAAAGGCTTCTAATTCTAAAAGTATAGCACCTAATACCGCTTTTTCTAAGTCAATTGCTTGTGGCTGAATACGCCCTAATCCGTCTATCTTTTCCATTACTTAACTTTTAACCAATTAAAAAAATGTTTTGTAAAATTGTTGTAGCTATCAGTAAGAACTCCACCTTTAACTTTGTGAGTGTAAAATTGCTCAATAGTTGCTTTAAAATCTAACTTAGGATAAAGCATTGCGAATAGTTCCGAATGTTGTTGATTTTCCAATAGTAGGTTAGAAAGTTCTATTAAGTTTAGATTATTTAAAAAAACATTGGGTGGCGCAGCCTTTTCAGTTCTATTGTTCACTTGTTCTTTGTTTATTTGTTTATTTATACTATCAGTGCTTTGATGTGTGCTTTGGCCTGTGCTTTCTAATTGCTTTGATGCGTGCTTTGAAAGTGCTTTGTCAAGTGCTTTCTTAGGTGCTTTGATATTTTCTTTCAAAGCAATTATATTACTTGAGTATTGATTTTTACTATATTCGATTACTTTAAAAAAACCAAATTCAACTAAATCATCAAAAGTTTTTTTGTAAACTGAATAGCTTTTAATTCCAGTTGCATCTAATACCATTGAAGTTGGAAATCCGAATTTATCTTTCCACCCTAAACGATTACAGTGCTCAATAGCAAAGAAGTAAACCGCATAATGATTAGGCTTTATTTTTTCAGGATTGCTAAATGCAAAATCTATAAACCCTCTACTTAATTCATAGCTATTCATTTAACCCTCCAAATCTTTAATTAGTTGTTCTATTCTATTAAGATCTTTTGTGCTTATATTATCAAAGGCTTTTTCGGTAAAACCTAAGTTTAAAAATCTTTGCTTTAAATCTACTAATTTCATAAAATAAAAAAGCCCTATCTCTACTCGCTACTCTCGCCCAGTAGCTTTCAAAAATAAGGCATTAAAGATTAATACTATCGAGGGCGGTCGAGTTAAAACGCATTTACTCCGCTAAGATAACACTTAGCTTTGGATTATCAAAATTTATTCAAAAAATTCTTGTTGCTTAATCTTTGCTTTAAATCTACTTTTAGCGTGAGTAAGGTTAATTTTAGCTTGTTTGAAATAGCTATCTTTTAATTCAATACCTATTGCCTTACGACCTAAAGAAACGGGACTATATACCTCGCTACCCACACCCATGAAAGGCGTTAAAATTACGTCGTTTGGATTAGACCATAAAGAAACACATCTATCAATTACATCTAATTGTAAAGGGTGTACGTGCTTTTCATCATCTTCTTCTTTACTATCCCTAAAAGGGAGTACATTATCAATCCTTACATCATCCCAAACACTTGATGCGTAACGTTGCCAAATATAATGATTGAGTTTTGTTATTTTATCTTCTTCATTAATTTTATTCAAATGTTCCCAAAGTTCTGTTTCATTTAAATTGCTTTCGTTTGCATTATTCCAAGCCTTTAAAATGTTTGGCAATATTGGAGTTTCACCAAAGTACTCATTAATACCAAAAGGGTGTGTTACAGGTGTTTCTACTTCGCCTTTTTTCTTAAATAATAGTAAGTAATCGGGTTGAGCAGGGAAACATTTTGTACTATCTTCAACTATAAATTTATGCATTAAAGATTGTACCATTGTTCTCATTCTAACCTTTAAAGGTTCTTTCCAAATAGTAATACGACCTTTATATAAAAATCCATGCTTTTCATGCAATCTAATAACCTCGTTTGGAAAGTCCCAACTACTTCCATCATTTTCTACAATTTCTGTTACGTGAACGCAATTTACACGCCCTTTTTTTGTTACCCTTGCAAGTTCTTTTATTAAAAAATCGTATTGCTGTAAAAATTGTTCTTTATTTTCGCAATTACTAAAGTCATTTTCAGAACTTGAATAATTATAAAGTCCTGCAAATGGTGGTGAATAAACTGATAAATCTATTGAATTATCTTGAAGTGTTGGCAATACTAACATACAATCTGAATTGTAAATAGCATAATTTTCTGTCACTAATTGGTCTTTTACTTTGTTTCCCATTTTATAAAAATTTTGGTTTAATAATATCTTTGTTAAATTCTTTTACTTTGTTTTCAAAACTACGATTAACATTTTCAGTTAAATTTTTGTGTAATTGTATTGCTTTTTGTGTTTTTTGTTCTAATGCTTCCAGTACTCTTGTTTGACCGTCTGAAATAACCATATCAATAGTTACATCTCTTTTTTGTCCGAACCTCCAAAAACGTCTAA